TTAAACCACAATCTCATTCTGCGCCATTGTCGGTGCCGGTCCCTCAATGCGACCAGCGCGGATATAGACTTTATTGCCTATCGTGCCGGTACCGCGTACGCTGACTACGCCGCCGTCCAATAAGTTAATCACAGACACGTTGCCGTCGGTGCTGGCGATGCCGCCTACCAATAAAGGATCACGCGGCATCAGGCTGTTGAATGCGGTCCAGACGTTAGCGGTTTCTTCGCCGATGTACAGAGTTTGACTGACCTTTGCCAAGCTTGCGTCGATTTGCACGCTGTTGACAATGCCCTTGACGATGTCGCCTCCGATAGCGATCTGCACCAAATCGCCGACCTTGACTAACGGAAAATCATTGCCATCTAGCGGGATAGTAGCGGATCTGATTGCCGGCTGCGACTGCTGCCCGGACAAAATACGCTCGCCAAGCAAGCGGCAACCGACGACATCTGTCATCAGGCTGTTGCTGACTGTGGGCGCCAATTTGGCGCCGTCGGTACCGGTTAACCTGCACCAGGCTAAAACGCCGCCGATTTCGCCGCCGTGCACGTATACGCCGTTGGCTTGCGTTGAGATACCGGGGCGCAAGCTCACCGACAATAGCGCAGCCTCCGGAATGCTGACATCCGCCTGGGCCGGGCCGAAATACCACGGGTACACCGGATAGCGCCGCTGTACAGTGATAGTACGTTGGCTGCGATGCGGGATTGCCACGCAACCTATATCGGCGACCAAGCTTGCCAAGGCCTGAATGGGCGTTTGATTGATATAGCTGAACGCACCGCCCGGTACGATCCAAGTCGGCGCGTCCCACGCGATAGACCAACCTTCCGGCATCAGTGAGTCAGCTAACTGTTGAACGGTCAGATCGTCGCCCATGGTCGCGCTACTAGCCAGCACATACGGCGCCCCCAGTTCGGCTGTCAACGAGCGACCACGCAGGCTAATGCTGTGTTGCGCGAATTGTATGCCGCGCTCTATGCTCTCGATCAATACATGCCAGAGGTTGCCGTCGATGTTCACCGCTAGCTCGACGGCCGATGCGGATTGCACTAACGAGAGAGCGGCCTTGTCCGCCAAAACGCCGCTGAATTGCCAGGCGAATGAGTCGGCATCGTACGACAGACTAACGTCGCTCATCGGCACATCGATATTGCCTGGCACGGTTTTAACGCTGATGACATGTTGCATGGTGTAAACCTGTTGAGTCTGGATGGTGACAGTGACATGGCCCGTCGGCGGCTCGTAGGGTGGCCGCTCCGGCTCCGGAAGGATAGACTGCCCCGGCGGCGGCCGGCGGGCCTGTTCGACCGGAATGCAGCGCTTGGTTTTGTCGAGCGCGGCTTGTCGGCGCGGCGCTAAAAAACTCAATCCGTCGATGCCAACGATATGACGCATGGCAAGATCGATGCGAGGAACGACGTTGGGCCATCCAAACGTGTACGTTGGCGTGTAGTCCGGATTAGGAACAACAGCAAAGTCAACCCCCGGCGTATAACGCCACGGCTCTTCCGGCTCTGCGGCTATGGTCTTGATGAAGTCGTGGCGGGTAGTGCCGTTATCCTGGACGGGATTGCGCCAATCTGCCGGCCTGAGTTTTGTCATTTGTTGCACGACCGATGACGCGTCAGCACTAATTGGGCTGGCATCATCTGTATTGAACCAGCCGTGTTGCGTAACCCAGTCCAGTAAGGCTTGTACCGACCGCACGCTGGCGTGTAGTGAGGCGGCTAACTCCATGTGAATACCCGCAGGTGCACGCACGGGCAAGGTGTGATCATACGCGATGCTGGTCGGAGCGTACTGCGCAGATGCCGGGTTCAACACGGCATTGCAAACGCTGGGAACGGCCAAGGTATCGTTATGCGGCATGCACACATCGTGCGACGCAGGCACGCCATTCTGCCGCACAACCTCCGCGGCACAGACTTTATAACGCATAACATTGGCATCGTATTTTCCGACCAGAGCCACCCCGGCTCCGGCTAATGCGGCATGCATGCGGGCGGCATTAGCGACGACAATAGCGCCGAATTGGCCGGATACACCGACCAATGACACCGCCAAATCGGCACGCGGCACCACAGCGGCTACCAGAGCTGCACCGGCGCCGGCCAGTACGACCGATAGCTCGCCGACTATCCCAACGTCGGCTTGAAAAACAAACGTGGCCGCCGGGGTATATGAGCCCTGGCTAAAAGCCACGCTGTCACTAGGCGTGTAGGCCATTTAACTCGGTATCAACGGCCCGTGCGTAATCGGCTGTACCAGACGCTCCACACACTCCCAGGTTATGCCGCCGTCGCTGACGGTCTGACCTGGGGTGATGGGCCAGTTGGGCTCTGTTGCGCCAGAGATGCCGGACGCGATGGCGGTATAGTAATAGGGCTTGTCAACCGGATTGCCAGGAAAGACCTTGCCGTTGAGCGCGTAGGGCGTCGAGGCTTTCCAGGCCGCGCCGACATTGGGCTTGACGGTGAGATAATGGGCTTTTTCCGAGGTTTTTATGTCTACGGAAAACGCAGAACCGGTAAAGACCTTGCGACCGGACAATGCCCCATCGCTAGCCTGATACGCCTCCGCCACGAATTCATCGGCTGCCAAGTCTGCGCTGACCGTCCCCGACAGCTGGGCATTGTAATTGGGGAATGGAGCGGACGGCGGGGCGAAATTGGCAGTGTAACGGGCAACGCCTACAGTAACGCGCACACCTGAGTAATAGCCTTTGGCGGTTACTCCTATCCGCAATCCGGATTGTAAGTACGTTGTGCTATCAATGTAAGTCGATCCCACTTGAACGCCGTTGACGAACAATCTTGTGCTCGTGCCGCCGCGACATACCGCAACGTGATTCCACATATCCGCCGCGATGGATGCGGCAGGCGCCGTGATACGGTCGGCGCCGCTGACGTAGTACACCAGACTGCCATCCACGCCTAAAAACATGACTAAGTAAGCTCCATTTACGCCTATGGGCCGAAAATCGAAAATATTCTGCCCCGACAATGGAGAGTCCGGGCGGTACCAATATTCGACAGTGAAGTCTTCAGTACCTATCGCAAAATCCTCATGCGAGGCGACATCTAGTTCGTCACCGGCCCCATCGACATACGCTACTCCATTTGCCGCACCAAATGGGTCGGTCTGACTGGTAACTGTTTTGGTATTGCCGACAACCGTTTGCATTTTTGGATTGTTAGACAAGTCGTTAAACGCCGTGCCGTTGTCAACTCCAGTCATCGGCAACAACAACTTGACGTGATCGTACCAGTAATGATCCCCGGCCATTACGCATTCCCTTCCGAGATTACACCGCTCAATATTTGAATCGCGCCACCGGCTTGCACGACTAAGGTGTTGAAAATCAACTCTTCCCCCGATCCGGATACCCCGCAGCCCATATCCAACACAAAATTACCGCTACCATCCACGCCCCGGGCAAAAGCAATCATGCCGGTAGCGTCGGCCAACGGGTCTTCGCTAAACGCGCCGAAGGTCAGCATGCCATCGACAATAGTTCCGCACGGGTCGGATAACATAATCTCGCCCAGCATCACCTGGTCGATGATCGCCCCTCCTGTCGCCGGCCGCCCAGAACCTACGGTATACAGCCTGATTTTGCCAGGCCCGACGCCGGCATCGAAAGCGTTGACGATTTGTTGTAAACGATTGTTGCGTATCGCGACGGCTAGACCTAATGTCATGGTGTGTCAACGTCTCCTCTAATTTCCAAAGCAAAGGTGTAATCGTCATCCAGCGCCGCACCCTGTGCCACAGCCTGGATAACCCACAGCGGCGCATTGGCGGCATAGGTGTTAAACCGCAGTACATTGCCGCCCGACCAACCCGCGCCCCAACCTTGGTAAGGAATGGTGAAATATGGCAGGCCTGTATTGGGATTGATAGGCTGGCAATCGGCGGAGGTATTACCACTGGCGATTTGGCCTACGTGCTCGCCGATCAGATTGAATGCGTTGGCGCTGGTAAAGATGACCGCCCAACGCTCCTGGATGGCGGACAAGTTATCTACCGCTATCGGATATTGAGTGTGGTTGTATTGAGCGGCCACCCCGGAGCCGATAACGCTATCGCTCCAGACATTAGTCCAGGCCTGCTGGTCGAACGGGGTAGACGTGCGGGCGTACAAGGTACCCCATATGACTGCATTGGCAACCAAGGTATTGTTTGCCGTGAAATCGTGACTCAACGGCTGGGATAACGCCAGTTGTCCGGTAATTTGCACGTCGGTCAATACAGCCATGTCTTCGATGCGGTCCACGATGGTCAAAGGCTGCGACACACCGGACAAGTCGCCCCACGTAATTGTGCCGGCGTCCATGTCGGCAGTATATTTTTCAACCGGCAATGGATTGCCGCCCAGGTCGCGCACAGTGAGTTTAGCGATGCGTACCCGCCCTAGATCGGTGGTAGCGCCGCTGGCAAAGGTACCCACAGTGGTTTGATCGTTCAGCACCACTACGACATCACCCGGCTGATAGACAGGCACACGACCGTCAGCCGGCAACCGGACGGGATCCAAGCCTAGTATTGCAGCCGATAACGGCAGATAGGTATAACTGACCGTGGTGTAGATGACACTCTCGGCATAGACCAGTCGCGGCTTCCAGATCTTGCCGTCCACCACGTTGTCCGCGACGTACCATGGTTTGGTCATTTCGAACGCGGCGTCAACCATTTCACCGAAGCGCACTTTGACCACGCCGGTTTCGTAGTCGATATAGCCCCACACGTCATCGGTATTGATGACGCCCTGATTATCCGCCGAGGCCAATAGATCGCCCATCCCATCTACCGGGGTGGCGCGGACTTGAAACACGCCTACCTTGACCGGCGCCGCCGACACATTAAAGGTAATCGCTTCCACCGGATGAAAGGCATATTGCGTGGCCAGGCCGAGTAGCGAAACGCTAGGGGACTGCCCCACTGGCCAGTTTGTAATCAGACATAGACCGCTCGCATAATCCACGGTACCGGCCGGCGTGGCGACCCCGCTGCTACGTTCTATGCCGTAATACAATTGGCCATTACGGTCAAAATACGTGCGACCGCCTAATGCGAACAAGACACTGCCCGGAATAATCGATTCGTCGCTATCGAGCGACAAATCGACGAGCAACTCAGTCGCGGTTAATGTAGCCGCGCTGCCATTGGTTGCCGCCAGCTTGCGATAGGTAACGGTATATTGATCCGGCGCGCCCTGTGCCGCGACGTGGTTGCTAAATCCCGTTACTTGGGCGCCGTTTATATTGCCGGAATAGGTCACGCCGCGTATGGTTTTTGACCAGGCCTCCGTCGGGTAATCCGTGCCTTTGCCGAATTGCGCTGCCTTGTACGGCACGTTGCCGGCATAATCCACCGTGAGCGTGCCGGTCGCATAATTTATACCACCATCGCCCACCGTCCAATTGCCGACGCCATTGTCCACCCGCCAGCGCCGGACGGCGCCGGAGGCTATCGGCACGATCAAGCCGGTCTCGGCCGACCACGGCGCCTGCCACTCCACGCGCACCGAGCCCGGATATAGGTCCGTATCCGATACGTTCAGCGTATCCACCGTACCCGCCGTGGCAACCGCCGGCAAAAGCTTGGTGTGTAGCGTGGCTACCGCGTATGCAAAGGCGAATGTCACTCCGACGGCCGGCAGCACATTGGGGCTAAAGGCAATTTCTCCAGCCGCGGGATCCAAGCTACCTGTAGCGTCGCCGTTAATCGCACCGGCCGCATCGCCAGTCGCCGCGCGGGCCGCGCCGTCGTTCCAGGTAATCACTAATGTTTCTGGCGCCAATCCTTTGTCCGCGCTGGGCAACACGATGCGAAAAGCGGCTTTGCCCACTACGTTAGCCGAACGATTGAAATAATCGGCGGATTGACTCCAGGTGAAAATAATATCGGTATCTACGTCCGGATACGCCGCAGCGGTAATCGATACGCTGCCGGTACCGTAATTGACCGTTCCGGCACCGATGCCAGGCTCATCGGCGACCAAGGCGCCGGCACCGTTGTCGGTCATGGCATACCAATTACCCAATGCGCGATAACGCACGGTTAGCGCATTGGGCTTGGGCGGCGGGATCAATGTCAACGCATATACATAGCCGCGATTGGCGGCGGTGACCTTGATCGACGCGGTATTTCCGCTATTGACCGGCGCGGCCGCCGGTCTGAACGATACGGTTTTGCCGCCGGCGTAACCAGGCGCCGATGCCGAGAATGAGATCACGCCTTGAGCATAATCGATGATGCCGACCGTGGTATCGCCGCTCTTGATCTTGCCGGCCGAGTCGGTCAGCGTGGCGCCGCCCGTCACTGTCAGCGAGCCGGGCAAGCACGGCGCACCTAAATAGACAGTGTCGCCGGCCGTCCAGGTCGTCGATGTGCTGAAGCTGGTATCGGCTTGTGCGGCATCGATCAATGGCGTCACAATGGTAGCGGCCGCTTGATCCACCAATGCCCGCTCGGCTTGCGAGGCCGGGACCACTTGCGAGTAGACGGTATCCACCTTGACTTCCAGGTCACCTAACTGCGCGGCCAAAGCCAATGGCCGGGCGGAATAGTAGCGAGCGGCGTTGGCGATCACGGTTTTGAAAATGGTCGCGGAAGGAGACAAGTTGTCCAGCCGGCTCATTTGCGCGCCGACGAAGTCCCGGCTGAGTACATCCGATATTTCCAGCTCTACCACCCGCCGGGTATATGCGCCTTTGTCGTCCGTGAAATCTTGTTCACTGTGGCTGAAATTGACGATGCGAATATATTGACTGCCACCGGACGCAACCAACATCAATACATCGCCGATACCGGGCAGAGGGGCCGTCACGCTCTGAAACAGGGTTACCGCCCGACTGCCTTGGTACTGAGTGCCCCATAAAAATCCGTTATATAACGGGCCTTGGGCACGATAGTTTTGCACTCTGCCAGTCGCGTCCGGACGACGGTCGAACCAGTCTGCCGTGGCAAACAAGTTGACGCCCAACTTGGCGTCGCCAGGCAATTTGCTGATAATGGCGTGCGCTCCGTAGTATTTATCTCGATCCGCCGTTTGCACCGCACCAAATATTTTGCGCACGTGCACAGCGCCGTAAACCCGGTCCAAGGTGCTGACATCGTCGAACATATTATTGGATTGACCGTCTACCACGAGCTGACCGGTCACGCCCCCCCCGCCTTCCGGCACGTCTGACATGACTTCGGATTTTAGTAGCTTGATGTCGTTTGCTAATATAGCCATATCACACCGTAAATAATTTTAGCGTCAGCGCGTAAACGTCACCGTCGTCAGGATTGCTGTATTCCACAATTGGCCTGGCCTGAATCGGCGGGCCGGCGTGATCGAACCTGACATCGAAAGCGCGCTCGTCGTTGAGTGTCAGGGTCATCGTGGCGTCCGCATCCAGGGCGACATACAGCGCCTTTACCGTGGCGCGGTTAGCCCAACCGTAGTTATCGCCGCCAACCAAGGTTATGGGCCGGCCGGCCAACATCTTGCCGGATTCGATCACCAGCGCCCCGGTCAGCGTGTAACGTTTTGTTTGCTGCATGGGTGTCCAGGAGAATTCGTCATGCCAGAGCAAATCGGACGGCAACGCAATGGCGCCGAGCATCATGGTCATTACACTACCCCAACCGTGGCGCCGCTTTGCTTTAACACGTCCAGCATTTTCTGCACATCCATTTGCGACGCGAAACGCGCGTTAACCGCATCGCCGGATGGGGCCTCAAAGCGCACCCGCACGGTTTGGCCGACCTGCGCGGCCTGGGCCGACGTCGGCAATCCGACCGACGGCAAATTGATACTAGGGATGCTAGGTACACTAAACACCGGAGCTCGCTCTATTTTTGCACTGAGACCGGATAATGGAGTTTTACCCAGGCTAGACAACAACGCATCGAACACGGTTTGATCACGCTTAGCCGCCGTCTCCTGTTGTTGATCGATGAAGTTGTCGCCAACCGAGCTTGTCAGCTTATTGGCATTGCGATACACACGCAGCTTAGGCACGTACGCTAGCAATTCCCGCACTTGCGCCGACGTGTCGGAATCCAACTGCCGCATCAACGCAGTCAGCGGCTTATCTATAGATTGTTGCGCCACTCGCTCGGCGAATAATGTGCTGCCGCCCAGACCGCTGCCGTAGTAATTGCTGGCCATGGCTTGGCGCATCTGCAACAGCCGTTTGATTTGTTCCAGCACATCCTTCTTGATCGTCGCATCGACCGCATCGCCGACACTGCCGCCCAACGCTCGTTGTATCGGCAATTGGCCCTGGTTGATGGCTTGCAGCACCGGCACACCGAGTTTTTGCACCGCCTCTTTACGCACGACGAATTCGCCGTCTTCCAGCAATGCTTTGCGCCGATCCCCGCCGCCGTAACCTGACAACAAGCCAGACATCCGCGCCCAACCGCCGGACGAAAACCGCCAGGGTTGGCCGGTGGGTTGGCCGGCCAGCCCGCCAGTGGCTTGAGCGGACGCTACTCCGCCGGCATTGACGGTCTGAACGGTGATGATTTTTGTTTCTGGTTTGGTCAGATTGGCAATGATTTGTTGTGCAGCGGCTAGGCTGGCTTGGTCGATGCCGATTTTCATCATGTAATCGCGATTGAGTTTTTCGGCAATGTCGGTGATGCTGTCGCGGACGGTTTTCAGGTTGCTAGCCGCATCGTCAACCGCCTGTTTAGCGCCCTTGGCGTTGGCTTCGTGGGCCTTGACGTTATCTTGCAATACCGATTTCTCCAGGAGAAAAATCTTTTGCATGCGACCGCGTGCTTCAAAAATTGCGTTCGATCCTGTGCCAGCGGCGCTGGCGATTTCGCCATGCAACTCTTTCGCCCGGTTAAGCGCCGTATTCAGCTTTTCCTTATCTGCCAGCTCGCCTTTGTCGTATTCCTGTTGGGCGGCTTGAATTTGCCGGCGGAACTCAGCTTCTTGCGTTTGCAGCGCCTGCCGGTCCGCCATACCCTTTACTTTCAGGTCGAACAGGCCTTTTTCGTAATTGGCTTCGAGCTGGGACAGCCCATTGCGCGACTGTTGCGCGGCTTGGTTTTCCTGCGCGTAGATTTGCGACAGCCGGGATACTTCGCCTTGGTAATACTCGGCCAAGCCTTGGTAAACGCTCAACTTGGCCTGGCGTTTTTCGGTTTCGATTTCCTTGGTACGTTGCGCGTTGGCGGCGGCGCCTTGCAATTCCTTTTGATATTCCGCATCGATCAACGCCAGCTTTTGAGCGGCGGTTTGTTGCACGATGGCGGTTTCGGCTTGCGCGGCTTGTAATTGCGCGGCCAGTTTTTGTCGATCGCGGATGCTGTCCAGTTGATTGCTGATCTCGATCACCGCCAGCTTATCCGTCAGGCCTTGTTGTAGCGCGGCGGTTTGCGCCTTGGCGTCGGCGTCGAGTTGCGCGGTCAGGGCTTTGGTAGCGTCCTGCACTTGCTTGAAGGCCGCTTGCTGCTGTAAAGCGCCCTGCTCGGCGGCTTGGGCTTTTTGCTGTTCGGCTTGCTGGATTTTCCGCGCGGCATCGGTGGAGTTGACCGCCATGTCGCTATATTTTTGATCGATCTCATCCAATTTTTGCGATAGCGGCGTGCCGCCAGGCAGAAAGTCCAGACTGAAAAAATGACCCATGGTCGCCGTGACTTTATCGATTGCCGCTTGCCAGGCAAATGAAAAAATCCGAATCTTTTCATTACTTTCGCCTAGTTTTTCCAGAAACGACGAGATGGCGCCGACGCTGATGGTCACAATAAACGCCTTGCTGACCAGTCCGCGCAATTTTTCCAAAAGCCCGGCAAAGCCTTTGAGCTTTCCAGAAGAACCGCCGACGGCATTATCCAGCGCGGTCTGTTTAGCAGCCGCGATATTCACTGCGGCATAATATTGGTCGGTAGCCGCCCTCAATCGCTGCACCGCGCCGACACTCTCCCAATAAGAAGTCGCCAAAGCCCTTTGCACCCTGGATTCTTCCATGGCCGCCTTGGCCGCCTGTAAGCCGGACTGGGCTTTTTGCGCTTCCGCTTGTGCCAGCGCAATCGCCGCGTCACGAGCAGCCTTGTCCGCCACTGCTTTGGCTGCGGCGGCTTGAGAAGCGGTGGCCATGGCCGTCGCCGACTTCAACCAACCATCGACCACCCGGCCTAAATACACCGTACCCAATAAGACCGCAATATTGGCAATCGAATTGAAGTGATTCGCCAAACCTTGCAAGGCCCCAGACACCACCGACACGGCGGTATTGATATTATTAGACTGGCCAACGAATTGCAGCATGGCATTATTGACCTGCGTTATCGCCCCACCGATCGTGACCGGCAATTTGGAAAATTGCTCGGCGACCTGTGGCGCGGCTTTGCCCAAGGCATTGACCAGCCTATCGGCGGTCAATTGCCCTGCCTCGGCCATGTCTCTCAACTTAGTGATCGGCACATCTAAGCCGTCAGCCAACGCCTGCGCCAATCCTGGCGAGCTTTCCATCACCGAGTTGAATTCATCGCCGCGCAATACGCCGGAACCCAATGCCTGCGAAAATTGCAGGATGGCAGCCGTATCCTGCTGCGCACCCTGGCTGGTCAATGCAATAGCTTGATTAAGGGTTTCGGTGGTGGCGATGGCTTGTTGCTGGGTGCCGCCCAATTGCTTGATGACGGTTTCCAGCTTGCCATACATTGTATAGGTGGATTCCAAACTGGAACGGGTGCGCTGAGCCACGCCGAATAACTCGGTTTGAGCCAGATTGAACTCCTGCGTGGAGTCCGAGACTAATTGCAATCGGGCCTGCAAGGTTTTGTAGCTATCCGACAAACGTGCGGCATCTTGCGCCCAGCCGGCAAACAGCCTAATATCCAGTACCCGCTTGGCGAAGGTTTCCACTTTCTGCAACTGGTCGCTGATCGACTGAATCCGCTCCCGGGCATTTCGGAGGCCCGGCTCGGTTTTATCGTCGGCGGATATAATGATCCGCATCGCCAAATCGGTTAATGACATGTCGAGGTTCCTATGTTGATGCAGTTAGTTTCTTGGGGTGCTCAAGCCCTGGTGTTTTTGGCACTGCTCTGGTTCATGCTGAAATTCGGCTTTTTAGGCATACTGGGCGTCGTCGTTTTGGTGCTGTTTGCGCAGTTGGCGTATTCCTACCTCACCTGGAATCCTTAACGCCGGTGACGGCTCGCAGAAAAAACGCCCAACCGTAACCGAACACGCCCACATGGCCGCGCTCGATCAGGCCAATGCAGACTCGGTCGAGCTGCTCGACGGGGTCGGCGCCGGCAGCTCCAGCCCCATCAGCGTGAAAAAATCCTTGTTTACCTCGCTAAACGCATCGATCACCGCCTTGGCATCGCCCAGGCTGAAGTCATCGAAATCCTCGCCGTCCGGCAGCTGAAGGCAATCGCCGAGCAGGCCGACCACTTCCGGAAACTTATCCCCCAACAGGTCCGGCATGGATACGCCAGTCATGTTGGCGAACAGCCGCCGAGCGTCCTTGACGCGCAGCTCCTGCACGGTAGCTAGTCGGCCATCCGATAGTTCTATGGTTTTGCTGTGTCTCATTTAGCCCTCGTTGATGGGTTACGCTTGCGCTAACCCACCCTACATTATTCAAAGTAGCCATCCCTGGCCCAGGGTTTATACGGCTTGATCGGTGCTGGCGTCTTGAGTCGTCGCATTGACAGCGGCGGCTACATCGTCGGCGACCAAGTGTTGCGATGCCGTGCCGTTGGCAATGGCTTCGGTCAGATCCGCATGCTGCTCGACAACCGCCGCCAATAATTCATCCAGCGCCGCTTCGTCGCCCAAAGCGCGCAGTTCGTTGATTTTGTCGACCAAACCAACGACCAGCAGCCTGTTGGATTCCGCCAGGTTGGTGTTTTCGGCGACCAGGGTTTTCAGTTCGTTCAGTTTTTCAGTTGCGGACATTGCAAGTTCCTCTAAGGTTTTTAAAATTTCGCCGATGCGCGGATCGGGTTTTGAGACCAGATAGACGCGCTCAGCATGGATAGTAATGCTCATGTTATAAGCTCAGTTTTCTAAGCTGCCTGTGCGGCAGCGAACGCGGCCTACAGCCAGGGTTCCGGATCGGTGACTTTCTAAGCTGCCTATGCGGCAGTGAACTAGCTAAAGATCAGGCCGACACTAGTTTCAAACGGCGCATCTTTGCCAAGCGGCGTCGCCATCCGGCCTTTCATGCTCAGCTCGATAGGCTTATCGGACATAAAGTCCACCGCGCCGTCGGCGGTCAATGTCGCTTCCCAGATGGTGACATCCAGCGGCGTACCGTCGAACAGGTTGTTGCCATCTAGGTATAAGCGTCCTTTAACCTGGGCCAGCGTGCCGCCCTTGATCTTGCTCCCGGAAATCGCACCGTAGGTAAAATCGACTTTCAACGACTGACCTTCGGTGATGGCGCCGGTGCTCAGGATCTCCAGCCAGCCCATGGCGTGGTTGACGTTGTAATCGGTGCCCAGCACATAGGTGGTGGTGGCATCGGAATTGGTGACGACAAAACCCGTCGCGCCGATATTGCGCTTGGACAAATCGACGAACTTGCCCAGATGAGCCACGACCACTTCATCGGTGACGGTACCGGAACCCTGGCTGTAGGCCGCCACGGTGCCCTGTAGCGCCATGGCCAACGCTTCGCCGGTGACATTGCTGATGGTGACTGATAAATCTGCTGGCTTGTTGATGGCCGCCGAGCCGGTAATCTGGCCGTACTGGCCCTTGTCCTTGCTGGTCTGCTCGATCAATTCTGAGTTGGGCTTGATCTCAAGCTTGGCGACACCGGGCCACTGGGTCCGGCCCTGATATACACCGGCTACCAGCCGGTCTACATATAACGTGCCTTCTGCTAATACGCCTGACATGGTTAATCCTCATGATTAACCGAAGTGTCATATTGGCAAACGAGGCGATAACGAGGTTTGCCGAGGGTTCGATTGGTTTAAATTAATGGGTTTGCGATTTTTCTTCTTCCAGCCAGGCTTCCCAGGCCTTGATCATGCCTTTTGCCAGCCTGATCAGTGTTTCGTGCAGTTTGATCGATGCGGTTTTCATGATTTAAATGCCGACCACGGCTTGTGTTGAAAACGTCAGCGGAAATTCGGCATAGCCCACACCGTAATTCGGCGCTGACCGGCCCTGGTAGACGAAACCCAGCCGCTGCTGGCTGCTGATCTTTTTGCCTTGCAGCGCCTTCAACACAGCCGTCATAAACCCGCCGGCAATGGTTTCGGTTTGGCCGTCGGCGGCTTTCGTGGCTTGATGCGCGACGATAATGACCACGTCCCAATCTTGCGCTTCCGATAATGGCGCAACGGCGGATTTGCCGGCATCGACCGGCTCGCCAGCGCCGGGCATGACGATGCAAGCCGGAAGCAAGGGGCCAATGTCGCGCAATCCGGCCAGCAGCGATGGATTGCCGACCGTGGTCAGCCCCGCCACCTCGGCGGTGATTTTGTCGATGATGGCTTGCTCCAAAAACAGCATCAGTCGATACCCGGATTGAGTTCGCGTACCTTGGCCGCGAAGCGGTTGCGCAGTTCGATTTGGGCTTGGGTGGCGACCTCTTCGGCGACTTCGAAGCCGAGATCAATATCGACATATTGCTCTACGATAGGCAGGCGGCTTTGGCCTTTACGCTTGAAGATACCCGCATGGCCGGAGTTCATGGCAGCAACAAAACCGCCTTCAAAAAAGAATTTTCCAGCCCGAGCGCCGGTTTTGGTCTGTACCAGTTTGTAACTTTTTTTGCCGGTTTCCTTGTCGGATGATTCCGTGCCTAAATAGGTAGCCTTGACCCTGTTCAAACCGATCCACACCGTGCCTGTTTCCCGGTTGCGCTTGGTCTTGACCCGAAACCGCCGAAACACGCGAGCCGGAATACCGGTCCTGACCCGCATGCGGTTGCGCAGCTCCTTGCCTGCCCAGGTAGTGGTCGTGCTGATCGCCGAGCGCTGGGCGGCAAAAATCGTCTTGGGCAGGCCGTCCAGCACTTTTTGTACGCCCTCATCGATCAAAGTGACATTGATCAGCGCCATCAATACTTCCTCAACGTCAATATACTCCAACCGGTCCTGTCCGTTTGCCAATCCAAAATGTTGTATTCGGACTCGCCAACTATCACAACCCCGCGCAGCACTACACCCGCCATTTGCAAATCCACTGCCGGCAGCTCCAGACTATAGGTTTTGTCCGAAAAGGATTGACCGGCCATTGCCATCGATCGCGAGTGATCGGTAAAAATCCCACGCAACTCCTGACAAATCGCGCCATCTCGATAAAAAAACGACTCGCCGAATGTGTGCAACGCCAGTTCGTTGATGGTTCTCTCTTCGATCACGTGCTTACACCTCCAGCAAATACACAGCCGGCATCACAGCCCCTCCGACAGCATTTGTCAGAGATGTCGGCGCCGGGTTATCCAGTACGCCGCCGCTACCGGCAGCGTATAAATAGCACACGATCCCAGTGCCTCCCCCTGTCACCCGACCTAGAGACGGCGCCAGGGATGCCACAGTCAGACCGCGCATACCCGGACCCGCAGATGCAATAAATCCAGCCCAGTACATGCGGCCTGGTTCCAGCGTTAGATTGCCTGCGAATGAGCCGGATTGATCGCCTATAGACGTAGTGTCTAAGCCGGTTGCGGACGCTAATAACGCACCTGGCGCATCGTTGCCAGAAACCACGGTATTGGCGTAGATGCCGACTTGAGCCGTACCCGCCGCGCCGGTCGTGACGTTGATGCGCAAGCCGCTCAGCACTACTTTTCGCGGCACTACGAACGGGGCAAAATATTCGCGCTGAGCGGTGATCGTGACGCCGCTCAGCGCGGTACCGGCCACATCGCCGGCCACTTTGGGGCTGTCCGTGCGCTTAGGATAAGCGCTGACCTGACAGCCGAGAGGGTACCCTTGGCTCGCCCCGCCGCCGACAAAAAACTTGTGGTCGGCCAGGTTGACGGCGGCTTCCCCGGTTGCTAGCGTCGGCGTGTTGCCTGCCGTGGTAGATCGCTTAAGCAATATGTCGGTCATAAGCTGTCGGCCAACGCCCACACCTGATCGGCCTGAGCGCCGCTAATTCCTAGCGTGGTCAACATAGTTAGCACCAGCGGGTGGTATCGATCATATTCGATGGAATATTCCCACCAGTCCATTAACTCTACGTCTTGCGCCACGGCGACCTCTACAGCTTCTCGCAATTGCAATTGCCGCAGCGCCAGGCGTAACGAGCGAGCGGATACCCGCCATACGCCCACCCGGCCGTCGTTTATGATCGCCGCCAAATCGTGCAAATACCTTTTGCCTCGGCCGCTGGCCAGTATGTCGTCCCACCAGGCCTCCGCGTCTTGCTCGGCCAGCCAAGCCGATTCCGGCACGTCGGCCGGTCGGCTATCGCCGGGACCAGACGCCGGGACACGCTCCATAATCGGCTCGCCGTCTACCGTTTGCCCGGCAATCCAAGCCCACACGTAGCACACGGACATCAGAACGTACCGCCGTCTATAGCAGTGACGAACTCCAACGCCGTCGCCCCGGCATTGACGCGCACGAAAGCCCCGCCGGCACCGGTGTAGTTGGCCGGCGTGTCGTTCAGCGCCACGAATTCGGTCACGCCGCTGCCGGCCGCCGCCGACTCCCACCTGCTGTTTGCCGTGCTATACGTCAGCACTTGCCCGTTGCTGGGCGCCGGCACATACACATTCGCCAGCGCATCCAGGTTGGCGGTGGCTATGCGTGCATCGGCCGCGGTATTGAAATCCGCGATGTCGGCGGATGCCAGCGCACCTATCTTATCCACCAACCATTTGCCGCCGATGTCGACCGGCGTACCGTCGGATATGCGCCCGTAAAACAGCTTGCCGGATTGCTCCGAGTACGCCAACTCGCCGGCCGACAGCGCCGACGGCGATGCGGTGCTGGCCGAGCGTTTGATTTTGATAGTGTCTGCCATGATTGCCTCTTGAATTAAAAATTTTGCCCATCAAGCACTTGGTCGCGCCAAGCGCCGTCGTAATAGATCATCAGCCGGCCGCTCGCCGGATCGCGCCATAATTGGCCGTCGACACCCGGCAACGGCGGGACCACACCCGTGCCGGCAGTCGCGCCGCCATCGCCGCTTAAACCGGGCGGGCCCGGCGGACCGGGTAGCCCGGGCTGACTGACCAGTACGATAGTTGGCTCGTAAATGGTTGTAGCCACCGTCAATCCCTCGCAATGTCGTGCAGCACGATCAAGGGCGCATGCTCATACGTCGTGCGCACGCCGTCCGGGTAGGTGATCTCCAGATCGAACCAGTAATTGCCGGCTGCGATTTCGGTAGCCGTTGCCGGCATCACTAGATCGATGCGCCCATCGAGGGGTTGAACGATCAGGCGGCCATCCGTCGAACTCGCCTGCATAGCCACTGCGTCATCCACCCCACGCACTTGTAGCCGGGCCGACGCTCCGGTCAAATCCACCGGACTCTCGTCCGCATGTTGAATTATCCAGGCGCGCTGCCAGGTATCCCCGCGTAACAACTTAACTATCGATTTCGGCATGCTGGTAGCGCGCCGTGCGGCGCTCTTCATCGAATAGCGAAAACTTGTCGCTTTTGCGCATAGCGATGGTGCGCATCACGTCTGTCATCCCGTCCATGTCTTCGCGCATGCCCAGGATCTGCGCCTGCAACTCGGTGACTTCGCGCTTGGCGTTGGCCAAGGCTTCGCCTAGCTGCAAGTTAATCGCACTGAGCTGGTCGATCTTGCCGTTGGCGGCGGTCAATGCGTCGTACAAACGATTGTTGACCGCGCTCATGCGCTGCACTTCGTCGCGCAGCAGCTGGATCACGTCGCTTTGCGCGTGCGCGGCTTTTACCGCCGTGCCGTCGGTCGCGCTTTGCACCGCCCAGCGCTTGACCAACAGCCACAGCGAGCCAATACCCACCACGGCGCCGGCCGTACCTGCGGCTATGTCTTCCGGCGATACGCCGATGGGGTCGGGTAAGGCCATGCTTAGGCCAAGACGCCGGGTTTGCCGATCAGCTTTACCTGTATCGTCGTAACACCGTTACCGGCCGACTCCCAGGCAATCGCGCCGTCGGATACGTCGCCGGTAGCCGGCGTGGCGGCGTTGTCGTCGAAGCCGCCTGCGGAGGCGTCCCAGATGACGTATTCGCCTTTGGCGATGACAGCCGCCGAGACTTTAGGCACCTCGAACACGCCTTCCAGCGCCACCGATCCGGTCTCGCCATTGGCAATATCCACCAGCGCTATACCAATCAAGGCATCGCCGTTAGAACCGATGACGACCACGTCGCCGGATGAAATGGCGGTACCGCCGTTGGTGAAATCGATGATGTCACCGTCTTGAATGTAATTTGCTGCCATGATATTTCCTCAATTCTGATGATGACCTAAACCATCCGCTAAATTCCGCTAACCGTTAAGATGCCGCACCCGGATTTTTATAGGCGCCTTCGTAACCGATCGCACCCACGCCAAACGGCAATTCCACTCGGTAATTAACGCCGCCGGTGTTGAATTGTTCTTCCATTGCAAGCAATGGCTCGGATTGGCCGTCCAGGAATACGACTTCGATAACCGGCGCCACGGTTGGATCGGCAAACAGGTACCATTCGGTACCGCTGATGCGCGGGGTATCGACGATGTTTTGAACGATGCCATTAACCTTGTTGGGCTTTTGCAGCTTGTTGGCGGTATCCGGATCGTATTGAGCGCCGACCAGCACGCGCACATCGCCGCCCCTGGCCAATGGACCCAGCCAGATTGCCGGGCGAATATCCAGGTATTCGTTGCCGCCAATGTCTTTTTGGCTAGCCATCGCTACGCGGGCCGCTTCCAGAGTATCGACCGATGGAATCGCGCCACTACCGGCCAGGTTTTTGTGGGTGGCATGGAATAGGGCTACGCCGTCTTTCATGGTTGGGTTGGACGCCAACAGTGCAAATACCTTGTTTTCGATAGTGCGCTTGCCGGCACGGCCCAGATTGGTGGTCAACGAGCTGATATAGCCGATGTCGTCGTTGATGATGACTTCCGGGGTAATGCCGATGATGTTACCCCGGCGCTTGGCGGTAATGCCTTCTTTCGCCGCATCGGGAATGGTGCGGTTTTTGTATTCGCCGGCCTCGTTGACATCTTCAATGTCGGCAATCGAGCCCACGCGCAAACGTTGCCATTCGCGGAAGTCAGACACCGAACCAGTGACGCAGAATTGCGACCAGGTATCTGGGGTGGCGTTGTAGGCGGTCAACACCATGCGGTGCATGACGTTTTCCAGCAGTACCGGGAAATCGCTGGTAGTTTGGCCGTAGCCGGACGCCGATGGTCGCATTCCCAACGCCGCCTTGACCATTGACAATCGATCCATGGCGTTGACCTTGAAGCCGGCGCGGGCCAGCGATTCACGCGCCACGTCTTCCAGGCGCATGGCGCGGAATTCGTTTTGCGGGTCGTGTTTTTCCTTTCCACAACGAGCCATAATGGCTTGACCGACACCACGGGCGAATTTTTCCACGTCGGTTTCACCGGTTTCGACGCGGTGATGGAAATTGCCGGCGATGGGCTCTTGGCCTTCGCCCAATTTATCCATTAACAGGTTGGTGGCTGCTTCGACAGATATGGTCATATCGTCCAGACATTGGTCCATGACCTTGTCCAAACCGGCTGACGGGTATTTTTTCACCATGTTGGTGAACCGGGCGCGGATGGCGGCACGGCGCTCGGTTTCCTTGGCCAGCGTTCTAGCTTCGATCTCGGCCGCATTGACGGCGGTCGCCGGCTGGGCAGAATTGGCGGGTTGATTTTCGGACGCCGCCGGTTGGTTTGCCTGTTTATCGGGCATGGGTAACTCCTTGTGCAAGGGTTTATTGAAAACACCGGCGGCTGCCGGCATGGATTTGTAACGGGATAAATCGAATGAGGCCGCCACCGGAAGCGCGGCGGTAATGTTGTCGACCAGGTTTTCCGCTTGCGCTTCGGCGGCGGTAAACCAGTGGTCTTCGCCATCGGTCAGCCAGATCATCACCGCGTCGGTGGTTTTGCCGGTCTTGCTGGCGTAGCTGCTGCTCATCGCGCTGGCGAATTTATCCAACATATCGGCCGCTTCGCGAAAATCGACGGCATTGCCGCTGGCGTAGGACCATGGCGCATGAACCATCATCAATGCGTTTTCCGCCATTTCAACCGTATCGCCGGCCATGGCAATTAATGAGGCGACTGAGGCGGCAATACTGTCGATGACGACGGTCGTTGTCGCCTTGTGCCGCTTGATGGCGTTATAAATAGCGATGCCATCGGCTACTGATCCGCCATAGCTATTGATGCGTACAGTCAGGCTGTCGACATCCAGCGCGGCAATATCCTTGACGAATTGCCTGGCGGTAATCGACTCTCCCCACCAGCTTTCGCCGATGTCGCCGTAAATATGTATTTCGGCGGATTTATTGCTCTTGGCTTTGATTTTGTAGAACGACATTCGCTTGTCCTTTGTCATTGGCTGGATCAGCGGAACTGACCAGCCCTCTTGCTTCTAATTGCCGACGCCAACGCGCCTCTTGTTCCAGCACGTCGCGTGGGTTGCCGCCTCGGCGGCGGATAATTTCCGGGCCGGCGATATAGGCGGCGCGCTCACCTTCGCTATTGCCCTTGACCTCTTTCACGGGATCTATCCACGGCATGGACGGCCCGATGAACAGCGCATCATTCAGTGACAGGATGTCTACATCGACAGGGACATTGACCAAGCCGCGACTGACGGCTGTCTTAACAAACGTGTCCCAAACCGGCTGAGCCATCGACTTAATGAATTCGGCGGTCAACACTTGGTAATTGGCCCAGCCCTCGACCAGTTCTTGGCGCTGGCTGGAGTAGCTGCCGTCGTAATCTCGGGCAATGGTGGAATAATTGGCACCGGTACCGGCGGCGACCGCCCGCAATTGGCCTTTGCGGTATTCGATTAATTGCGGGTTAGGGCGGTTGGTATCTATGGTGCCGACCTCTTCGCCTGGCGCCAGGTCATCGAAGACCATGCCGGGGCTAAATCGCATCGCGCGCGGCTGACCATTGGTTTGCGGTTCGTACATGTCCGGGGAGCCCTTGCGAATGAAGGCAGCCATGCTGGCGGCGATCTTGGCGGCGATGCGCTCGGACTCTTCATAGTCCTTTATGTCGTCCAGGCGGGTCATGACGGCGGCGAAGACAGACACCCCGCGCAACTGGCTGATACGCTCACGCGTTGCCAGGTGATTGACGCGTTCGGCGGACACCGTGATCAAATCCAGCGCCCGAGCGGTAAACGCATTGATGTCGCCAGGATGCTGGCGGTAGAAGAAGTAATTGATCGGCCGGCCCCAGCCGTTTTTCTGAATGCCTTGCACGATACGTTTGGCGGGATCGTCGTAGATCAGCGGGCACATGTCCGCTTCCAGCAGCTCCAGCGTGAATGGCACTTCGGTCATGTGATTCAGACCTGGCACGTTGCCAGTCAAATCCTTGGCCATGACTTCGCCATCGCGGAACCAGGAACGGGCCAGCAGACGCTGAGCGCCGGCCCAGTTTTCAATGCCTGTGCATTCCGGTTCTTTGCACCAATCTTTCCACAGACGCAACAAATTGTCGGCCAGATCGTCGTTGATCTCGCCGTCGTAACCGCGCGGCTGCGGTTCGATGCCGATGCCATTGGCGCCGATGACGTTATTGACCAAGGCGTTGAGCACGCCTTTAGCCAGATCGTGGTTGGCATCCAGATAACGGGCTTGATTGCGTAAATTGGGCCCGGCTTGGGCTACCCAACGGTCACCGCTACCGGCATCTCTGGACTGTTTGCGGAGTACAGTAGGCTTAGCGGCTTCGTAAGCAGCCAGCACACGGCGGGCATGGGCGCGGCGAACGGCTTTTTCGGGGGAAATGGCGGCGATGGCGCGGTCGAGAAAGTTCACGCGCTGAAATCCGGGGTTTGGAAACGGACTGCACTACCGGCGCTGTTGATACGCACTTCCGCGCCAGCTTTACGCTCCCACTCGCGCCGGCCCTGTTGAACTTCGAGCAAATTGGCGCGGGTCAAGAGTCGCTCGCCGAAACGCACAGATTGACCGGCCAGAATGGCGGCTTCGGCGTCGATGTATTTTTGTAGCATGTCGGTTGCAATACTCATGGGTAAGTATTCAACCGGAAAGGCTTTCTCATTTCACTGGGTGAAATGAGAAAATTTTCAGGCGATAGGTCGAATCAAGAACATAACACTTCAAACATAACAAAGGAGGCCCTATGTTCGATTATCCCGTGATGTTAACCCCGGATGACGGCGCGTTTCTGGTGACGTTCCCCGACGTGCCGGAGGCAATTACCTTCGGCGCAACGGAAGCCGAAGCTTTGGCAATGGCCGCCGTCTGGGCTGGAAAGCGCCGCAAGTGGATAGACTGTTTGACTTGAACCACGCGTCGCGGCTGGATCAACTGGAAGCGGCGGCTAAAGCGTTAGGGCGGCGCATCGATGTCATCATTGCCTAAGCCGTAGGGTACGCAATGCGTACCCTACGACATACAGGCTCAACCCGCCTTGGTAAACCGCATGCCGCTGCGCTCGAAACTATCGAAATGGTGGCGCAAGGAACTCAGGCGACCGTAAAAACTTTCCAGCAGATGGAACACCGTGTTGTACTCCGCCAAGCAGCCGTTCACGTCGTCGCCTTCCTTGCCATGCTGATGCAACAGCTTGGCCAACGGCCTGTCGTACGGCTCGATATTGAACAAATCCTTGCAGGTAATCCACGCGGATTGGCCTATCTGTAAGGCCGGGCTCCACAACTCCATCGGGTAATGGTATTTCGGGCAATCCTTTTCCTTGACGATCACTTCGCCTTCCACCAATTGTTCCGCGCGCTGTTTAACCAGGGCATCCAGTTCCAGCGGGGAGACGTGCAGCAGTTCCGGGTTTTCGGCCGGGCCGCGTTTGCCGCCGTGGCGTTTGGGCATGAAGTGCTGGGCCAGCACCTTGAAGCATTCGCGCTGGTAGTCCAGCAGGCGCGGTTTGATCTCGGCCTTGACCCGCGACGCATCCACGCCGAACAGCCAGCCGTTGAGGTAATCCAGCGGCAGCATGAGCATTTCGACGTTGTAGGTTTTGCCGTCTTGGCCGGTTGAGGTTGTTCGTGTCACACGAATAACCTGATTCAATACGGGATGACGCTTGATGCGCTCAGTTTGGCCGTGCCATTGCAAGCCGATGTTTTCGCAGATCGGTTTAAGCGCGACATGTGGCACGCCTTCGACCAGCGCAGCCGTTAGGGTTTGATCGTGAAATTGAATGTTGATGAGTTGAGCAGCCATGACGGCCTCCTTGTATTTTCGAATTGTAGTAATCCCGCGAGGGAGTGACAGGAGCTTCGAACAGTACAAGTCTGCCCCGGTTATTGGTTATTGGCCGGGACTCCTGCCACAAATAGACAACCATTTTCGTGGCGTCACGAAAATGGTCAAAAATCGACAGGCATAAAAAATCCGCATATCTTAACGGGTGCGGTTTCCGCTTGTAGGGTTTCGAAGCCCTGTAGATCAGCATAGCGGCCAAGGGTGATTATGTCAATTTAAGGCTTGTTCAATTTTTACATCAAGCTCATCCGTGCGGCCTGTAAATCAATTTTCGCCTTATGCCCGTGTTCCGCTAAAAGGTGCAGCAAGTTAGCGCCATTCAATAACGTAATCGGCTTACCTTTGGCGAAATCGTAGGAATCCGGTCCATAGTCTGCAGTGGTTACAAGTATTCCTTTGGTAGCGCCCTCGTTAACTACGGTACCGTATAAATCGCGGACAGCGGAAACACCTACCGTTTTGGTGTAACGCTTGGCTTGAATGACAATTTTGCCGCCACGAATCGGATCGGGATCGAATGCGATAGCATCTACGCCGCCGTCTCTACTGGTCCGTGTCACTTTGCATTCTCCGCCGTTTTGGCTGAACACTTTTTCGAACAACTCACGAATCAAATGCTCGAAATCCTCCCAAGGCATGGCGGCCAGATTAGTCGATTCGTCCATGTCGCCGGCGACTGAATAACTCGTTACAAATCGCTTGTCGGTTTTGTCGATTTGTATAATCGGCGCTATGGCGGTAATGCTGTGCAATTGACTGCTGCCAACACCTTTCAAAGCTTTAAAACAAGCTTTAGGATCAACCTGGGCTAGATTAATCGCTATAAATTCGTCTTTTCCGGCTTGCAGGGAAACAATACACGCGGTAACTTCGTTGCCGGTACTTTTGTCTATGGAATTGACAATGCCATTGAAAACAACGCTATCTAGTGCGCTAGCCGCGTCCGCTTCATAGAGTTCGTGCAATGTGCGCAAGCAAATTTGATAAATCAGATCGTCGTACAGCTTCGTTTTTTCTTTTTCCGGTAAAGGGATTTCCTGAATTTCGTCCTTCGATTTCAAATAACGCACACCTTTGATCGATGGCAAATCTTCTAAACATGGCAGTTGATATTCCACAATCAGCAGCTTAGTTTCAGGATTGTAGTCCAGGTCGTAATTTTGCGGAAATGCGTCTTGATAGTGAGAGTTGGCCAAGACCATTTCGCAATAATCGATAACGGTTCCGGCATCGCCGGATAAGTACAGTTCTCTTTTTTGATCGATGATCGCGTTGTTGGCTGCTTGTTGCATCTCAAAGGCTACTTTGGCTTTTTCGAAATTAACCAGATCCTTGTTGTATTTTTCAATGTCCTGTTGATATTTTCGATCAATATCGGCAATGATTCGCGCAAGCTCTTCGTTATACTTCGCTTGAATGTTGGCATTGGTTTCGATGACTTTCGCCTTATTCGCCTGCCATTGTTTATGTTCCCTCAAAAACAAACCTTCCGCTTCGGCAATCCGCGCCGCTTTTTTCGACTTGAATAGATAATAAAGCCAATTCAATTTCGGTTGATACGCATCGTCTTCTTGACGCGGCTCTCTTGGAATTGGGAAGATGGAGGGCGGTTGAAGCAGTTTGTTGGCTGTTTTATCCGGTTCTTTTGGTTTGCTTGGTTTCTTTTCAGGATAGGGCGCGTGGTCTTTCAGTGTATTCCAATCAATCGCGTCGTCTATCTCTAACGTGTAAAGCAGGGTTCGTTGAATATTTGAAATTACCTCTTGAGCTTCAAGATTTTGCTGTTCGGCATCAAATTGCCGCTCTTCCTTCGCTTGTTGTGCTTCTTCCTTATCCCTTAATTTCTTTTCGATCTGTACTTGACGCTCATCGGCTTGCCGCTGTTTTTCTTGCTTACGCGCCCATTCTTCATCCCATTGCGCTTCGAGCATCCTGGCTTTTTGCTGAACTACATACCGATCAGACCCCCTGATGTGGCGGTATTTATTCAACCCGCGATGAGTCACTTCCACTTCGTACATAATTTGATTTCTTGCCATTTGACCTCCTGATAACCCGTAAGGTGGATTCGCTTTAGCCCGCGTAGGTACGATTAGCTTTGCGTAATCGTACGAATGTTAAAACCTTCTTCCGATTTCCCTTTCGCTAATCGGATGACGTAGGGTGCGCGGTACGTATCCTACTTGGCTGATAATCAATAATTTTACAACCGTAAAGAGCTAGATAACCCAGCATGACCGCCATTCGCCGGGTTCGATTACATTCAACCCAACCTACAAGCTATACTGTTTTCGTCCGGCGAACAAGGTGTCAATCAACGAGCAGAGGTACCGCATATGAAAATCCCATTTGGAATTATTGCAGGCACAATGACGATTATTTCGCCCAGTTTCGCGGCAAATGTCGGTTTAGCGGGTTCGCAAGTCACGATTACCGGATATTGTTGTACAGCGCCAATTCCGAGTAACGCATTTACCGAGCCGAAGACCGAAACTGTTAACGCCGGGGTCGAATTCCCCACTGGATCGATTATTACGACTACCCGTTCCATTATTACGTCTAACGTCAATATTTCCAATTTCGCAATCGACATTCGGTACACTCAAACCGCTACCGCTGCAATCGGGGCGTTCAACGGGTTCGGGTTCGACTTTTCGGGGGGCAGTTTGTTGCCCATCGTCGGCGTATCGCTTAACCCAGCTTCAACGTTTTCCCCCGCACAGATCGGCTTAACATTCGACAACGACAGCGTCTTCTTTAGCGGCGCCGGTTTAAATTACACTCCTTCTTCGCGCGTGCTGATCGACATCGCTTTTGCTCCAGTTCCCGTTCCGGCGGCGTCGTTGATGATGACAACGGGAGCATTGTTGTTAGCCGGTCGTTGGCGTGCGCAACGCCGAACCACTAAGGCTCATGGGCCGGGAAACCCAGCATAAAAACCAATTCGCTGGGTTTCATTACATTCAACCCAGCCTACGTAGGTGCGATTAGCTTTGCGTAATCGCACGAATGTTTCAACTTCTATTCCTTCGATTACGCTTTCGCTAATCGGAGCTACGAGTTCTGTTACACATTTGGAGTATAAATGGAAATACTATCAGTTATTGAAATATGGAAATATTTGAAATGGATTCCTGGATTTATTCTGAGGAAGATTTTTAGTAAGAAAAGACTATCAGATCTAGTGTTAATAGATGTTCGACCACGCAATCAAGCTGTGACGGTAAACTTGGGTGATATTGCTTCTTGTGCCATATACTTTCAAGTAATAAATATGTCACCATTTGATGTGGAATTGGATCGTGCAGAGATGGATTTCCTATGTGCAGGAACGCAAGTATCAAAGCAGTATATTAAGAAAACGATTTTTAAATCTGGTGAAGTTGGCTTGCTCTTTATCACAAGTGAAATTGCAACGCCGAAGGCAAAACAAATTTCTCATCACTACAAAGATAACCGTTCATCAATTCATCTCCACTGCGAATTCAATTGTAATCTTCACAATTTCACTAAAGTATGTAACAACCTTGAAGGCATCGATGTTCACTTTATTAACCCTGGTAACCCAATAGACGCGCTAAATTAACAAGCCAAGTAGGGTACACACCGCGTACCTTATGGCTGCTGCCATCGGAACAGCCTTCATTGGTACGCATTGCGTATCTACCCGGCTAATCGTCAAAGCTAAAAATTTTTAGCTGTTTCGACAAAACAATCTGATCCGAGTCGTTTATATTGCTAAATCTCTTACGCTTTTTGCCCAGTTCGGTGAATACATCTAAGTCTTTTGTCTCTGCTAGATTGATTATCGTTTCTTTGATGAGCGCAGACGTTGCCAGCGTGAAATTGCAGGTTTTGAGAAATAATTGATCGAACCGAATTCCATCCGGCATTTTACTAATCAATTGCGGTATTTCTTCTCGCAAGGTTTCGACACTTCGCTCTTTCGCCGTTCCATCGAATAAGAAGCTTTCGATCGACGTTTGGCCTGACAGGGTATCGTCTTTTTTGTCAAAATACCCCAGCATAAACATGTCTAAACCCGAGTCGCCATAGTGGATGAAATAGTTGTTCAAATCCCAATGGATTCCTGCCATGACATCCCTGGCTTTAGGCTGTTGAGAAAAGTGCAGCAGCCAATAATCGCCATGGCCTCGGTCGGATCGAATGAAAAACGATGTAAAAAATTGCGCCCCACAGGCTTTTACAAAGTCCTGATACAGCATCGATTGAATAAAAAGCCGCCAATCGCGATCGCTGGATTTGATTTCTTCGACACTTTTACCTCTTAGCAGGTTGGGCGTTTCGATCTTTTCCAGAAGATTTTTCGTTTGCTCCGAGTCGGAAATATAGTTGAGAAGCGAATCCACGGCGTAGGTTAGGATGATTTCGCTTCCTGGAAGCTTGCTGAGCATGCCTTGAATAAAACTTGGCGGGATTTCGGAATAGCCATATTGATCCAGCAAGAATATCGCTCTTCTGGCCCTGGGTGTTTTGCCTACTATTCTCTCAACGAGGTCTGCCGATTTTTTTTGAAATTCGGAATTCAAGATAAAAATCTTTTCATTTATCAGCGATTCATGCCCTCGTAGTTTTAATTCGAACTCCAAGAATTTGTAGGCACGTTTGTTTTTTTCTATAAAAACAAAGTCTGCGTCGATTTTTAAGGGTTTGGTTCTGGTTGCGTTAATGCTGGCTTCCGCTTCCTTTACCGCATCCAGCATGATAAAAGGCGAACCCAGGGTGATTTGCCCGGTGTCTTCATGCGTGTAGGCTCCGCCGCCTGCAAAGCCGTCGATTAACGTTAATTTGATAACGTCCCGACCTGGATTGGACGTTAAGGTTTTGAAGTATTCAATTAAGTAGGCTTTTAAAATCTCGTGTTTGGCAATGCTGTGTTGTCTGATAACCGGATAATCTTTCCCGGGTGAACCCCATTCATACGATTTTTTTGGCATAAGCTTCCTTGATTTACAAACGTAATTCCGGCATTTGATCCCAGATTTTGCCGCCAAACTCGCGTCCGTTGGCTTTTTTATGGCGCTTTACGCCATCCGCACCCCAGCCACCCCATTGTTTAAAGAAGAAGGCCACGCCGATTCTGTCGGCTTGGGTTTTAATGTTTTCCACCCATTCCGGCTTCATCGGCCTGGCTTTTTGGCCGGATTCGCCGCCGACGATGACCCAATGAATGCCGTTAAGGTCGATGGTGCCGAGGTCTTCCAATAACGGCTCTATCGACAGAAAGCGAATGGCGGCATTGACCCGTTTAAGCTGATCGATGCGCGGCACACCGAATTTGCGGTCTTCCACCGATACGCCAAGCCAAACGTTAGCCGGACAACGCCGCTGGCTGAAGTAATCCGGCAGGCGTTCCGCGCGTTTAGTCAGTATTTGGTAGGTGTGCTGCGGGGTTTTTTCGATGACGGAAAACACGTCGTCCAGGTAGCTGTCTGGAATGTCTTCGTGGAATAAATCGCTCATGGAGTTGACGAAGTACACGGTGGGCTTTTTGCGCTTTAACGGCTGGTTGAGCCTTTCCGGCATCAAGGTTAGTTGGAAACCGTTTTCGTAACCTCTGGCTTTCATGGCTTGCAGGCGCGCAGCCATCACCTCTGCGTAACAATGTTTGCAGCCGGGCGATGTTTTGGTGCATCCCGTGGTGGGGTTCCAGGTTTGCTCTGTCCATTCGATTTGCGATTTTGTTGCCATGTGCATTCTCCTGGCGGGAATTTTAGACTAAGAGGTCAGCGGTTGATAGGTTTTAGGCCGGTAGAGCGGAGCATGGCTTTTCATTTTCATGCAGAGCCTATAAACGATGGGCATTTATCATGCCCACCCTACAAATAATCCGCGCTCAATGCTTCCAGTTTTTCCAGGTCGTTCCGGTACTTGGATAAATCCGCCTGCAAGGATTCCAATTCCTGCTGCTTTTGCTCGATGTGCTCCAGTGTCCATTTGATCGCCAATTCCGCGTTTGTTTTTGCCCAGGCGATCACGACGTCTTTGTCGGCGGAAAAGGTGTTTTCGTAGATCATCAGGCCGTCGTGGGTGACATTGGGCCAGCCGAGGGTTTCGCATTGCTTTTCGATGATTTCGCCGCCGTCGTAGGTGTAAACAGGGATGGATTTTGAAAAGCCGTCCGGCGACTGGACCAGCTGCCGTAGTTTTTCCGGATCGTCGAGCATTTCGATTTGATACCGAATCAGGTCTGCGTTGTGCGTCGTGGTTTCGGTCTTTTTGATCGTCCCGTCCAACCCGATTACGATGATGTCGTGAATGTAGGGCGACCCTATGCAAATGCCTTTTTCCGTGACTTGCACGTAGTGGCCGATTTTGTAGTGCTCTTTGACGTTTTTCCAACCCATTTGATTTCTCGATTTTTTACCGGCCGAATTTGTTTGAAACTATCTTATTAGACGCTGCCGGCAGACGCATCCTTTACGGTGCGTTTTACAACTGGCTCGGCTCCGGTAACCTGTTCAACGACACCCTTTACGCTCCCATTGGTCTTTCGCTTTACCGGCGGCGACGGTTTGCCATTGCATATTGCCTGGTTCGTCGGCGCCGCCGCAGGCTAGCGGTACGATGTGATCGATGACGTAGCCGGGGCATGATCCGCTGCGGCGCCCGTTGGCGGGGCAGGGATGCCATTGCTTAAAGTGGTTTTTCGCCGTTTGGCTACGCTTGATGCGCCCGTCCGCATCGCGGCGAACGACGCTGCGCCGGGCTTTTGGCGATGTTCGCTTGGGTGACTGGACGATGGGCGGGGCATTCGACCCGCTTTCGACAGTTAATTTGTTCTCGCTCTGATCGGCCCGGCACGGTCCGTGTTGATAGATCACTTTGCCGCCGGCGGTGCATTTATACAGCTCCGTGGCGCCGGTAACGAACGATAGGCCTAAAACGATATACAGAGCCGTCAACCATTTAACCATTCAACACCCGATACAATGTGGCTATGGAAATCCCGAACTGCCGGCACACCTGGGCATGGTTGTTACCGGTAAACGCCTGCCGGATTTGCTGCCAGCGTTCTTCGCTGAAGAGCTTGGGTATAAATACTTGAGTGCCGCCGCGCTTATGCTGGATTTTAGCAAAGATGTCCGCCGCCAGTTGCGCGGCTTGCCGTTCGTCCATCTCCGATTCCAACAGGGCTTCGAAGATGTCTTGCTTGATTAGCCGGGCCAGGCTGTCTTTCAGGCTCATAGTCTTGAACTCCAGGTGTCGGATGCGATTTGATGCGATTGGACGTTGCTGATTTTCTCAGGCGATGCCTGTCTAGCTTGACGGGCCTGTTCCACTGAGACCACGTTGGCGTTGCATTCGATAGGCGCCGCCCAGGGCGGGGGGGTGTCCCAGGGGAATTTTTCGTTGTTGAGGCCCAGCATGCGGCACAGGGCCAGGATGTAGACGTTTAAGTCCAGCGCTTCGTTACGGCGGTCGCCGATTTTTTCCCATTTGCCGTTCGGTTCCCGTTTTTCGGCTCGCAGTTCGTCGTAATAGCCGGCGTCCAGCCATTGGGGGAAGTGCAGGTACAGGCCGCCGGGGGCGACGCGGCGCAGCATGGCGTCCACGTCGTCTTTAAGGACGTGGGTGTTGAGCATGTACAGCGGGACGTCTTTCATGGGCCGGCCTTGGCTGTCTTTGCCGAACGAACGGGTAATCGGCGATTTGGCGTCGTTGGAGCCGCCTTTCAGCAAGCGGATTTTGCTGGCCAGGCCTTTTTGCTTCATGCGCCGGTAAAACTGGTAAGCGTAGTCGGTGGTTTTGCCGTTGCCGCCGGTGTCGATGCCGATCAAGTGCACCAGCATTTTACGGCCGTCGCGGGTTTTGTAGCTGGCGTTGACGACTTTGTCTTCCAGCAGGTCCCAGTCTTCTTTGTAGACGCCCGGTTCGACCCGGCGCTTGCTGCCGCCGGTTTCGGTAAAGGCGATGTTGAAGCGGTCGACGATCCATTGTTCTTCGCCGACGCCGACGGCGTGCACTTCGACCACGAAGCGGCCGGCGCTGCCGTTTTGGATATCGACGGTGGCCAGCAGCAGCCGGGCTTGGTCCGGCACGGTGTAGCGCTCCAAGTGGGCGGCGCGGCTGCTAAGTTCGTGGCCGTTTTCCATTTCCGCTAGGTGACGCGGCAGGTAGGCGGTGCCGAAATTGACGTTGACGATGGTTTTCAGGTTTTGTTCGCTGCCGGTAATGTCGTATTCGCGGTGGGCGGCCAGCAGCTTTTCGACCAAGTTGGCCGGGTCCGAATAGGCGGCGTAGGCGCCGGGAAACCAGAACGAGGCGATGCGGGTTTTGATCGGCTCGCCGTGCAGTTGGCCGCCTTCGATGCGGCAACCTTGCGGCACCCACAGGCCGCTGCGGTTCATGTCGCGCTTGTGGTGGATGTCGATCAGGCAGCCGTTGGCGGTGCAGACGTAGCGGACGTGTTGCGGCGCTTGGGTGTTGGTGGCGCCGAACAGGTCGCGTTCGTGGTTGAAGTCCAAGCCTTTTTCGCCCGGCGGCGGCATAAACCATTCGCCGCAGTCCGGACAGCGCACGTACCAGCGGCGCATGTCGCCCATGTTGTACAGCGATAAGGCCCCGCCGCTGGGCGGCGCTTCGTGGGCGTAACAGGGCCGGTGGTTGGGGTCGGTGATTTCGAAACCGGGCGAGGTTTCCACCAGGGTCATGCCGCGGCTGAGGAATTTGGCGGTGCGCTGCCGGCTGAGGGCGAACGGCGAGCCTTCGCCGTCGACGTCTTGGGTCATGCGGTCGTAGTCGGTGATCAGCACGTATTTCAGCGGCTTGCCGGAAATTTCGTTGATGGACGGCCAGCGCTGAAACAGGATAGAGCCGGATTTGAAGACTTTGTCGTAGGTGTTGTCGCTTTTGCTGCCCGGGGCCAGTTCCTTTTTCAGCTCGGGGCTGTCGCGGAAGGCGCGCTTGATGACTTGGGTGTCGAAGTCGCGGGCGGTGCCTTTGGTGGTTTGCATGATCAGAAAATCCGACGGGTCGCATTTGATGATGTAGGCCATGGCGTTGGTGATGAGGCCTTGGGTTTTGCCGGATTGGGCCGGGCCGACGAACACGACGGCGTCGTAGTTGCGGCTGGCGAGGCAGTTCATCGGCTCGATCATGTACGGCGTCAGGTCCGGGTCCCACGGCGCGACGCCGCCGTTGGCGGTGCGGACGTTGACGTAACGCTTGGCGGCTTCGACCACATCGATGCGTTCCGGCGGGCGGATCATTTGGGCGATGTCGCGGCGCAGGTCGGCGGCGCTCATGCGTCGGCCTCTTCGAGCAGGTTGGCCCACTGTTCGCGCAGGGCGTCGATCTTTGCTTCGATGCTGGCGATGATCTTGGCGTCGAGCGCGAAGTCGCGTTCCAGGATGTCCGGCAGGGTGTCGAGCACGTCCAGCCCGGTTTGGGCAATCATGGCCATTTGCCGGCGCGAGTCGTTGACGTCGACGGACAGGCCTTTTTCGCGCTCGACGATCAGCCGGTCTTTCTCGGATTTGAACCAGTCGGCCCGCTCTTTCGGCGCCATTTTGTCCGGGTCGTTCAGCGCTTCGCCGGGTTTGGCTTGCGGCAGCAGAATCGCGTTTGCCGCTTGGCCGACGCGAAACACCGGATGGCCACGGCGGATGCCGGCCGATACGACGCCGGCATCGTTGAGGCGGCGGGTCACGGTCTCCCTCGCAATGCCGAATTCTCGCGCCAACTGGGTTAGAGACCAGCAGAAGAAATCGTCTTGGAATACTACTTCGCCAACCACGAAACCATTCTCCGCCGTTTATCCGCCAGCCAGCTGCAAGCCACGCCTATCAAGGCCTGCAGCCCGGCAACCCAACAGCAGCCAAGAGCCATGAAGCCCCGGAAACTCAAAAATACCGCGCGCTTTTTCCCCCGCGATGGGCGCAGGCCGGGAAGGACCCGGCAGGCGGCGGATCGGCATTGCTTCGTCAGCCATTGAGCAACGCCCGTATATCGGTAAAGCCGCGGCGCGAGGTTTGCGTGTGCTTGGGCCGCATGAAGTCGGCAAACAGCTCGGGCGACGGCGGACAATCCTCCGCATGCTCGGCCTGCCATTGCGCCATGCCGTTGCGGATCTCATACGCCGTCAGCTTGGCCAGCACCGGGCTCCACAGCCGGCTGAACTCGGCTTGCGCGGCCTTGGTCTGGTAGTTCGTCCACCACCAAACCCGATACTTGCTGCTGGCCATGATGCCGATCAACACTTTCAGCTTCTCTTCGGTTTTCACCGGCCAGCTCCTACCGCCCGCAGCCGCATCGACGGCCCGGTCATGCGGATCACGTTAGCGCCAAAGCCCACCAAGCGGTCGAACATCCGTTCACCCAGCAAGGCGTGGATCTCATTGGGCGGCAGATTGGACACCACGATGGTCGGACGGCAATTGCGGCTGCGCACATCGGCGATGCTGGTCAACACCATGCGCTCAAAATCGCTGCCGAGCTGCACCCCAATTTCGTCGATAATCAGCAACTCAGGATCGCCAAATCGTGCGTAAACGTCGTACTCGGTCAAGCCATCCGGCGTTCTCTTCCAGCTGGCCTTGACCAACATCACCGCCTCCAGAGCCGTGCAATACAGCACTGGACGTAACTGCAAGCGCAGCGCATTGGCCACTGCACACGCCAGATGCGTCTTACCCGTGCCCACATCGCCCCATAGCAGCATGCCGGCGCCGGCTTTCAAACGCTCCTCAAAGCCGGCAACAAACGCCGTAGCCTCGGCATAAGCTGCCGACTGCAAGGCAACCGGGCTTGCCAGCGACGCATCGGCATAACGTACCGGTAACGCCGAACGCCGTAGCAAATCGTCAGTTCTGGCCTGGCGATTGGCTTGCCGCTCCCGCGCCAACTGCTCAGCCGCTTGCTTGGAAATCTCGGACGCTTGCAGCATCAACTCTTCCACGCTCAACGGCGGATGATCAGCACAGATGCGGATATTTTTCAGCAAAGCTTGGATCGACTTTGCGCTCATGACGAACTCCTGGTTTTGGGATTGGGTTTATTGCACGCCGCTGCCTGTCTTGCAGGCAGCCCTGCACAATGCCCAGCGCATAAGCAAACCCCTTGCCGCGCTCAACGGCTGATTTCCCGGCAAACTCGAAATCCGCCATCGTGGTGTCGGCATCGACCAATGCCAGCAAATCGGGATGCGATGGATTGACATGCACCATGCCCAGCGACGTAAACAACACGCACACTTTCACCGCCTCAGAAATCACAGGTTGGTCTGTGTGTGTGTTCTTGGTTATTTGTTCTTGGTTATTTATTACTTGATTATTTGATAGGTTTCCTACAGGAAGGGGTGCGTTTCCTACAGGAAGGGGTGCGTTTCCTACAGGAAGGGGTGCGTTTCCTACAGGAAGGGGTGCGTTTCCTACAGGAAGGGGTGCATTTCCTACAGGAAGGGGTGCTCCCCTATCAATCTGACTATCCACCACTTTTTTAGTGGGTTCACCACGAAACATTTTTACCGAGCAATAAAAATCCGTGACCTTCACAAACAACTGAGAGCCTTCAACCAGAAACGACGTTAACAGTCCCAAATCGCGAAGCTTGGATATTCTCTTTGAAATACCACCACTGGTTTTTATCCCCAGCATGGGAAGCTCTGCCATTAAATGCCGATAATCTAGCCACACATGACCATTGTTCATATATGCCGAACCATGCACCTGCCATTCGGCTACATATTCCAAAATAGCCCAATCTGACCAATCCGTTTTGTCTACCAGGCCAGCATCTACAATACCGACCTGATTGATAAAGACAGTGTATTTCATGGGAATTTTCCATTGTCTTTTATGCGCCCTGTATCGATAAGATGTTGTTTCATCTGTCTAAATACAGCACCACCTTCACCATCACCCAACCGCCATAGCAGCGCAAGATTGTCGGTGTTATTTTCCAAAAACCGCTTCAATGCCTTACTGGCGTTACGCTCCATTTTCAAAGCGGCTTTATATTCAGCATCATTCATTGTCACTCCTTCAATTCTTCAGCAAATCCGCCTTGCGGATCGCTATGTATTCGTTGCGGTCGATCAAGTCAAAGCCGGCCTGACGCAGGTTGAACAGCAGTTCGTCGGTTTTAATGCCGAAGGTCATCTGCACTTTGTCGCCTTCGACGCGGATGCCGTTGCCGATGTAGCTGTGACCGGACAGGCGAACGGTTTCAGGACGCGGCAAGGCCGGCGTGGCGGGTTGGGTTTGCTGCAGCGCGTCATAAGCGCGGATGACTTGCAGGTGGAATTTGGCGCTGATCCACATGGTATAGCTGTAGACCAGCTCTTTGACGACGTAGGTGCCTTGGGCTTTGCCGCGTCCTTGGATTTTTGATAGCGGAATTACGCTATCATCTTTTGATGCTGGAATCCCAGCATCATCTTTTTCGATTTCGGCAATCAGCTCTTGAGTTTGTTGCAGGGCTAGCCAGTAGCGCGGTTGGTGCTTTTGTAGGCCACCAGACGCCTTATGCAAATCGTTCAGGCAATAACGGCCTTGATCGTCCTGGCGGATGGCAACGTGGGAAATTTGGAAAGCGACAGGCGCATTTTGGGTGTTCATGGGATAACTCCTTGACTGACGGTTAAAACCATCGACCGGAGTTCTCAAGCCCTGGGCGATGGATGACGTATTGGGTTGAGAAACCGGGTCAAGGAACCGGCAGGCCTTACGACCTCCCAACACGCCACCCACCAAAACAGTAGGGACATGAAAAAAGCCATACGACTTGCGGCGCATAGCTCTTGCGCCTTGACTGCACGGGTTCTCAAGCCCGTATCCGCCCAATGAGGGGCGAACAGGGTTAGCATAGCCTCGCGCCATGGCGGTGTCAATCATGGTCATGGGCTATCCTTATCCTTTTCAATCCACCAAGACGCAAACCATGACCTACAGCTATCAAACCCAAGCAGGCACGTTTTACATTGTGCAAAAACAAAACCGTTGGCATGTGATTTACCAGGATGAAAGCTTGGGAAGCTATGCCAATCCAAGACAAGCCGCTGACGATGTGGCCGGCGGTCATACGTTTTCGCCCTCCAACGGTATCGATACCTCGACACTCGGCATACCCGACGATTTAGGCGAATGGTCGGCATCCAAGTAATCCGCCAACGACGCCAACAATTGCCGAGCGCTCGCTTCAGCCAGCGATAATCGGATTACCCGGCCTTCATCGGTGTTGAATCCGATGCCGATGCGTCCGGTTTTTTCGCTGACAGGCGTGGTATTGCGCCATTCTGCCGGCTGATAGCTGTTTGGGATCATTGCGCCTTCAATCATGTCCATCACCATATCTATTCACCAACGCCAGCACCGCATCCAGCAGCAAACCCAAATTGCCGCCGTTATCCAGTACGAGATCGCCATCGGCGACCGCAATCCCCACCTCGCTGGCGTGATGGTCGTCTTCCGGTAGACCCGAACGGCGGATATGCACGATCCTGCCGCCATAAGCGCGAATCAGCGCCGCCTCGTTTTCGAAGCGGATGTCGTCGTAAACGATACGAGCTTCCGGCCATCGGTTTTCCAGTCGGCACGCCTGGCACTTGATCCACACATCATGATCGACCAATTGCCGCCCCCATTCGGTACCCAAGGTTTGCGCCAAATGCCGAAAACTGACACCGATGGGATGAATCACCTCTTCCTTCCGCTGCATCGCTTCCAACTTTTCATCCGCCGACAAACCCAAATCGCTGAGCAGCGAACTCAACATCTCCCGGATCGGATCGGCAAACGAATACCTGACAAAGCCCAACTCCACCAAAAACCCGGCCGCCGTGCTCTTGCCGCTGCCCTTCTTGCCCGCAAACCCGATAATCATGACAACCACTCCGAAACCGGCCTGACCTGCATGCCCAATTTTTTGGCGATATAAATCTCCAACCTCGCGCCCTTGCTAGCCTCGACGGCCGGCAGCGTGGCCACCGCGTCGCAATCCAGCATGCGCTTGATCGCGTGCCGCAAATACTGATGCCACTCGCGGCCCGGCGGCAGATCGTTTTCCGCGGGGCATTCCACCGCATAACCCGCTGCCCGCAAGTGCTCCGCCGCCTGGAAAAACGCCGGATAATTAAAATCCGGCAGCCCCGTCATGGGCCCGGCAACATACAACTTCACTCGAAATCCTCCGCATGATCGCCAATAAAGCGCAGCAGAGCGTTGCCGGCCGAACACAGCGCCGACTTGGCATGCGCGCAAACCACGCAAAAACACATCCACAACAACATAGCCGCCACCGCCGCCAATATTTTCGCCTTGCCTGTCATCCGCCACTCCCCTATCAATCCTGCCCGGCCCGGACCGCCACCATTCCCCGGCCGATCAGCGTGGAAATGGCCGCGCAGCGGGTATCCAGCTCGTGGCGCTGGATCTCCAGCTTGCCGTAGACGTTTTCCAAATGTTTTTGAACGGTGCAAAGCGAAACCGCCAGCTTGTTGGCGATCGCCTTGTTCGAAAGGCCCTCGCAAAGCAGCGCAGCTATCTCGCCCTCCCGGTTGGTCAAACCGTTTTTGTTGACCAAGATCGCAGTTATTCTGGTTCTCATACCTACCTCTCCTAATATCCCGATGTAAGCATTCGCTTACATACTACCCCCGCGGCAAAAAAGGCCCACCGAAGCGGGCGAGTTGGGCTGCGCGGCGGATTGACGGGTTGCGGAGGCAGGATTCGAACCTGCGACACCGAACTTATGAGACTCGCGAGCTGCCACTGCTCTACTCCGCTGTTGGTTGCACATTGCTTTGCACACCACCCTTCGTGTTTTCGCGATAGTGGTGCAATAAGCGTTTTACCGACTTCGGAATACCTTTTCTTTTCCACTGAGATACTGCCTGCGGCGTAATTCCGCATATTTGCGCTACAGCGGCAGTCCCACCTAGCGAGTCGATAATGTCATGATCGTTCATGTAAACCATTGTAAGCATACTTACCCGTTAAAAGCAAGCATGCTTCCCGATATATCATGTAACAATGCTTACATGGCAACCATCGGCGAAGCACTTAAACAAGCGAGAGAGGAATTGGGGATATCCCAAGAGGATGTCGCGGCTAAGGTCCGTAAACTAACCGGTCTTAGTTTTTCGCGCGCCGCACTTGCTCAAATCGAGTCGGGATCGACAAAAAATCCAAAACCACACAACTTGCAAGCCGCTTGCGACGCGCTCAATATTGATTTTAGAAGCGCACTAAACGGTAAAGTCACCCAGGCGAACAAAGGCCAAATGGCTGCCACCCTTGACGGAGCCAGCGGCCATTTTCAGAGTCAGGTATTAGAACCGGTCGAATTCAAAATCCCATTATTAAGCTGGGTCAGAGCCGGCGAATTTTGCGAAGCGCCCAGCCAGTTTTCCCGCACGGATGCCGAAGAAATGCTGCCAGCCCCCTTATTCAACACCGGCCCCAACACCTTTGCCCTAACCGTGCGCGGCGACAGCATGAACGCCCCGGGCGGCTACGAAGAAGGCGAAATTGTTTATATCGATCCGGACATTGCGCCGGAAATCGGCAACGACGTGTTGGCCCGTACCGACGCCGGCATGACGCTGAAACGCTACAAAGAAGACGAACTGGGCCCTTATCTGCTGGCCCTGAACGGCAACCAAATCATCCGCCCGCCGCAGCCCTGGCATATTTGCGGGGTGGTGGTGTTTTCCGGTAAGAAAAGGCGCTAATCTTCTTTATTTTACTTATCTAGCCCAATCTAGACTTTTAATTAGACCCCGATGTTTTGAATAGATTAATTTTTTAAGCAATTAATTGCTTACTGTCTATTTCAATAAGGAACTTTGAGTGCGCTTCCGCTTTTAAGTTACGGATATATTCAAATCCCTGTTGTGTTATTTCAAGCTCTTTCACTTCCACTGTATAAGTATCTAGAGTATCTGCAGGAATCGGTCTTGTTTCTTCATGAGCAACATATTCAACATAATTTTGATTAATCTTTTCTAAGTCATCAGCGCTAAAATACAAAAGATCAAGAGATTTTAAAAACAAATCTGACGCCTTGCTTTTCCACCTCACAGCATTCTCTAATTCCTCTAAATAACAATATGTTATATAAATAAATGCAGCCATATCCGCCAAGTCCTTATAAAACTCAACTTTGTCCTGAATAACATCTGTTTCGTAAGGTATGAACAGAAATCTGTCTGTTTTTGTTTTATCAACAACCTTGTTTAATATAGCGAAAGCCTCTCGCATGTGACCAATAGCTGATCTCGCCTCTAAATCAGGTGATTTGCTATTCTTCATAGACAATATAGCTTCGCCAGCAGCTTCAAAATGAGCACTAGATATGTCTGAGTACAAATCAGTTATTCTTTTATGTAAAAAATCAATATCCTTTGAAAGCTGATATGAATCATACTTATTTTTTGCAATCTTGGTTCCTGTTGTAACAAAGCCAATCAACGAAGCTATATCCATACTAAAAACCTCATTCATATTTATTGATTACTAAAGAAACATAAATCTGTTTTCACATAGCATGTTATAAATATTAAATCCAATTTTTCGAAAACCTTTATCAGCAATAAACCTAAAAAGCTAAGCATTGAAATTACAGGATATAACAAAAACTAAATAGCATATCTGACAAAGAAGTTTATAAAAAGACGAAGCGATAATTTATTTAAGCGAAGAACCAATAACATTTTTTTGTTTTCTAAAATGTAAATCCATATCACCTAGCGGATATTTTTCCGCCTGCTCGCGCATCTGCTTGATTAACTCTCTTCTCTTTTTTTCAGTTTTACTTAGCAAAATAAATTGCCTTCTTAGTTCCGCTATACTGTAAAAAATCCCGCCCATCACAAGTATAAGAAATACAATCGATGCCACAGTAAAACTCAGGAAAACACCAAAAAAAATGTACGCATGCTCAGAATATTTAGCTATTAACCCGAAAATAAACAATATAACTGAACACATAATAGAAAAACGAACAATCGACTCTAACTTTTTTCTAAAAAATGAAGCTAACTGTTCAATACGTACAGCATCATTTTCCTGAAGATCATCAAGCTTGTCGAATATCGATAACCGACTCAAACCATAACCGCTATAAGCAGCCGTTACTAACGACAAAATTGTAATAAAGTAATTCGCTTTGTCTAAAATCTGTTGAAATATGTTGTCTAATAAAAAAAACGAACAGAGCATACCAATAAAGGTAATAGTCGATATTACTATTATAGTACTGCCATGACTCATCATTTCCCTTATCATACTCAATCCGGGTCAATATAACCCATTTCTAAATTATCCACTAACCATTCATGCATTTTCTCGAAAACGCTCTTTTCCATCACAACACCGTTATGTGTTTCAACATTCTTGAATGATTTAACTTGCAACTCAGACCCAACAATCGTACCAGCATTTTTTAACTCGATACGAATATCATCATCCCCAACATGCCGTAATGCTTGCGTTAATTTATTTAAAAGCTCTTGAGAATCACTATCAGTTTGGCGTTTGTAAGTAACTTCTACGAATACCTCGAGGTTTGAATCTTCTTGGACTTCATCTAGAAAAATATCGTTCAATCGGTGCGGCGCGATCAACTTGAGAATATCCAACCCTTCACCAATCGGTTTAAACCGTTTTTTTACGCTCGCTACATTATCTTTGCTCACAACCTCTTCAACTGTACTATAGAGAGGTGTGCCTATTTTTACGGATTTCACAGTCGCGTGATCCAACTTATCTTTGGTCACTTTTGGCGCATAATTATTAAGAAAAAGCGCATTATCTTCGCTGACAACTCCTGCTTTTTTTAGCAACCAATTGATATAAATTTCAAACTCCCGGCTTTTTAAGGCCATCGATTGTAAAAGAACGACATGGTTATCTTTAACGCCATAATAAAGAATAGATTCCAAAAATTCTCGACGCCGGCCATCCGCTGTCATTGGCGGAGCAATTTGCTCTACATCCACCTCGTCCAGATTTTCGTCAATCGTTAACATTTGCTTATTGACCCCTCCGGCATACAAAACAAGGCTGCCAAACTCCATACCCATCGCACTGCGATGCGTATTGATGAAACGTCTAAACTCCGTTTCTTCAATCTCCTTAGAGCTTTCTTCGTTGATGATGTTGAAACGCTGACCTACGCTATTGAGTTTTTTTAGTGCCTCTTCCAACAACTCCTGAAAAGTCTTGTCAGCGACAGGTAAGAACAGTTGAGCCTTGCGATAGTGCAACAATTTCCTTTTCGTATCAGCCATATAATTTTCCCAATCAAATGAAGACTAAGTATAGCAAGCTAAGCGAACACCATAAATTAAGATAAAAGCCATCATAGCGCGTTTTTTTTCCCATCACCCAACCCGCTCCGGCGGGTTTTTTATTGCCTTTACAAAAATATGTAAGCATGCTTGACATTATCAAAAAAGAAAGTATGCTTACCATCAACAGCCCACCCGGTCTGTTGATGAGAGAGCACTCAACTCCGGTTAACCCCGGGGTCTTTTTCCCATCGCAACCGCAGGCTAACAATGAAGTTGAACGCTGATGAATTGGCGGCGAATGGCTCAGTCGCTTTTCCGGAATCAAGCTATCGGACGCCAATTCATGAGTGCTCCCACACCCACTGGACGCCCCAACCAGCAAGCCAGGGCAAACGCGAGGCCGGCGCTTTCCGGCCCATCCGAAAAACCCCGTGCCGGCGACATAAAACCGTTAGCACTCTTCAGCAATACGGTACGGGGTTTTTCGGATGACTTACGGTGTCCTCCGGCACCGAAAAAATACCGGAGCAGTGCCGAAAGGCGCCCGCCCTATTTGTGCAGCAGAAAATCGTCGGGCATGGGTCATCGGGCGGCGGGTAACGGTTGGTTAAGTTCAATTCGTTTGCCGTTATCCGCCGCCACCTTATAAAACCGGAGGCAAGCCATGAAAACCGCAACCACAACAGTGACAATCGAATTACCGAACGACCAAGCCATGGCGTTAGCGCAATTATGCAAACGCATCAGCTTTAAAGAATGCCGCGCCAACGCCATCGACGGAGACGAAGCCTACGTGATGTTGGACGCCATCGCCAAGCTGCAGCGCGCACTCGCCGAATCCGGCTACAGCCCGAGATAGCGTCATGCCAAACCGCGCCGCCACCCGTTACGTCCGCAAGCAATACCGCCGCCGGCCAAAAGCCGACGCGGTCCGCAACGCCACTGCCTTGGCGTTGCGTCTATCCGATCTGGCGAAAATTCAGATCGTAAAGATAGGCGCCGAACGCGACCCGGGCCTGATCGAGCGCCTGCTGCGGATCGGGCGAAAAGCCACCGCCCGGGCGCTGCGCCTGGGCGACAAAGACCGCCGCTTTTACCGTTACAGAGCGGGGTTCGACCGGTGAAAGCGGTCGTCTGGGCCGTTGCCTTGTTAGTTGGCATCGCCTTGGATACCGCCGTTATCGTGTTTTTATTGGATTATTTGGAGATTACGCATGTCGGATACGCAAATTAAATGCCTGGCCATGGCCATCTTGCTGGGCGCCCCGGAAAAACAAGTGTTTCGCGGCCAACTGATCTATGCCGCCGTTAACGCCAACCGCTTTGTCGACGCGACGGAAATCCTGATTATCGCCGCCGCCGAGCACATCGGCAGCGACTGGTCCGGCCAGTGCATGCAACTCGCCGAACAGTGCTATCGACGCTGCGAGCATCCCAGCAGTCATCCCAAAAAAGTTCTGATCGCCGCCCTGCTCGGCTTGCGCGGGCGCCGCGACGGTTTGGACGCCGTAGACATCAACGCCGCCATCTATCTGGCATCCGTGCACCTGGACCGCGGCCACTCATCCGCCAAGGCCTTGGCCGAAGGCCGGCAATTTTTATCCGCACTGACTCCCCGTCCGGGCAATCGCCCGGACAGCGCAGCTCCGGCGCACCCTCCTGCCGGCGATGAGGCATAACACCGGCAGCGGCCCGGGATTCCAAACCGACCCTGGCGCACCGCCGTCCGCCGCACGATACGCGGCACAACCTTTACTTAACCGGAGACACCCATGAGCCCTAGAGACTTTTCCAACACGCTGGCCGAACTGGACGCCGGCGTCTTTTTAAAACAAACCAGCAAAGCCATCGAGCAGGTCACGCTGTCGGCCATCGAGAGCCAGAAAGTCGGCGAGATCGTTATCAAACTGAAAATCAAACCGGTCAACGACGTCGGCGCGGTGCACGTCGAAAGCAGCATCGCCACCGTAGAACCGCGGCCCAAGGGCCGCATCCGCATGGATCACGTCAGCGTCACGCCGATGTTTTCCAGCAAATCCGGCAACCTTGGCTGTGCGCCGGAAACTCAACAAGACCTGTTCACCAACGGCGACAATGTCGCCCCATTCGCAAAGGCAAAATAAGATGGATCAAACCGCTATTCAACAACTGCAAAAACTGGCGCTGGCCGCCGTATCGGTAGACCAATTAAATCACACCGGTATGCCGCTGGCATTGGTGCCGGACAATTTCAAAATCCAATCGCTGGAACAATTCGATCACGTGCCGTTTCAGCATAGGGAGCATTTCACCACCAAATACCTCAGCGAGTTCTTCGGCTACACGCGTAAATATGCCGACGAGCATCTAACCGTGTTTATTGACGAAGAAAAGATGAGCGCCAGGGCCATCTTCGACCGATCCAGACCGGATGCCCCGAGATGGCAGCGGCATACCGCCAGTTTGCAGTTGGAAAAAACCCCGGCGCTGAACGCCTTGTTGGACTTAAACGATAGACACCTTTCTCAAGACGAACTGATCGATTTCGCCATCGACTGGAAAGACTACATCGTGTTTTACGACGGCGAAGAGGCTTTGGCGTTTAACGACGCCCTATCCCGCCTGCGCAAACTGAAAATCAGCAAATCGTCGCAAGCGGAAAGCAACCGCGGGGACTTCAAAGCCTCGGCCAGCGCCATCGAGCAAATCGCCATCGACGCCGCCGACGCCCCGCTGCCCAGCCATTTTTCGTTTTTTACCGAGCCCTACCTGCAATTTGAAAGACGCGCCTATATCGGCCAGCTGCGGGCGCTGGGCGACGATAACAAGCCATTGCCGAGGAATTTAAACAACGGATCCAAGACGAACTGGAAGGCACGACGATTCATATTGGGACGATTTAAACCTGAATGAGGGGGTACGCAGTGCGTACCCCTACGACACTAATTCGCCGGAATCGGAAACAGCCATGACTTTTAACATCCAACACGAAATCGACAAGCTGATCAAACGCGAAGGCGGCTATGTGAATCATCCCGCCGACCGCGGCGGCCCGACCAAATACGGCATTACCCAAAAGATGCTAACCGATTGGATAGGCCGAGAAGCGACGCCGGCCGCCGTCGAAGCGCTGACGCGGCAGACCGCCCGCGATATCTACTACACCAACTACTACATCCGCCCCAATATCGACGACCTGCCGGAACTGCTCCGCCCTATCGTATTAGATATGGCCGCCGACCGGTATATCGGCAAACGCCAGGCGATCAAACTGATGCAAAACGCCCTGCTATGCCACGGTTACGACTGCGGCAAAATCGACGGCACTATCGGCCCCAAAACCGCCGCCGCGGCCAAAGCCGCCGTCGAGCACCTGGGTAACGGGCTAATCAAGATATTAGTGCGGCGGCGAGTGATTTTTTACGAAGGCTTGGTCAAAGCCGACCCGAGCCAGCGCGTGTTTTTGGCCGGCTGGATTGCCCGGGCGGAAGCGTTTTTGCCGGAAGATACAAATAAGGTAATCGCATGAAAGACTTAAGCATCGACATTGAAACCCTAAGCCTAAAACCCAATGCCACCATTTTGAGTATTGGAGCCGTCCTGTTCGATCCGCTGACCGGCGAAACCGGCGCCGAGCTGCACATTGCCTGCGCATCGGCTCAAGGCCGCGACGTCGATACGAGCGTACTGGACTGGTGGGCCGCTCCAAAACAAAAAGCCGCCAAGGCCGAGCTGGCCGCTTTCTTAAAACGCGAGCCTTACCGCTTGGATCTGGCCCTGGAAAAACTGGCCCGCTTTATCGAACGGCACCAACCGAAACACATCTGGGGCAACAGCCCGTCGTTCGATCTTGCCATCCTGGCCGACGCCTACCGGCAGTACGGCATGCCGGTACCGTGGCCGTTTTGGATCGAACGCGACTGCCGCACCTTGCTCAACGCCTGCCGGCAAATCAGCGGCATAGATCTGAAAAAGCAAGTCGAAACCGCCGGAACCGCGCACAGCGCCCTGGCAGACGCCGTCTATCAGGCGCGCTATGTGAGTGCCGCGCACCGGTTGTTATCCGAAAGCAGAAACCAACGCCAAACCGCCGTCCTGCAATGGGCCAACGCCACCTTCGGCGCAGCCACCGCCGACATCACCGGCGAACGCATCCGCCGCTTTATCGAAGAAGCCGTGGAGCTGGCCCAGACGGTCGGCTTGGAGGCGGATGCGGTAAAAGCCATTGTCGATCACGTTTACGCCAAACCGCACGGAGACGTTAATCAGGAAGTCGGCCAAGTGGGCGTATCGCTGCTGGCCCTGGCCGAACACCTGCACATCGCCGCCGACAACGAAGAGCGCAAGGAGTTCGAGCGCATCACCGCCCTGCCGCCGGAACACTGGCAGTCCAGACAAAACGCCAAAGCGGAAAAAGGCCTGGGGCTGGCGTCAACAGCGGACCGCTAACGCGAACCCTTACGGAGCATTGGCCATGAGCGAATTTTTAACCAAAGACGAAATCGTCGAGCTAACCGGCAAAAAACTGGTGACCAAGCAAATCGCCTGGTTGACGAAAAAAGGCTGGATCTTCGAAATCAACGCCACAGGCCGCCCTATAATCAGCCGCGAATACACCCGGGCAAAACTGGGCGTGGTCAGCACCGTCCAGCCCGTCGGCAATCAACCCAATTTTGCCGCGCTGCTATGAAAGACCGCCTGCCGCCGCGCATGAAAAAACGCACCAGACGAGGCAAAAAAGGCCAGATCTGGACGTATTATTTCTACGCGTCAACCATCAACGGCAAAACCACCGAAATCCCGCTCGGCAGCGATTTGACCCAAGCCAAACTGAAATGGGCGGAACTGGAAGGCGGAGACGTGCCAAAAGACATCCGCCTATTCGGCGCGGCACTGGATCGCTACGAAAAGGAAATCATCCCCACCAAAGCACCTCGCACCCAAAAAGACAACCTGTCTTATGCTAGCTGGCTGCGCAAAGTGTTCGAACAGGTCGCCATCGACGACCTTACCCCGCAAATGATCGCCCAATACCGCGACCTGCGCGGCAAAAAAGCCCCCGTGCGGGCAAATCGGGAAATCTCGTTGCTGTCGCACCTGTTCAACATGGCCCGCGAATGGGGCTATACCACCAAAGAAAACCCGGTCAAAGGCGTGCGCAAAAACAAAGAAACCCCGCGCGAATTCTACGCCGACGATGCGGTTTGGTTTGCCGTCTACGAATGCGCATGCCAGGAACTGAAAGACGCTCTGGACCTAGCCTACCTGACTGGCCAACGCCCCGCCGATGTGATGAAAATGAAATTTAACGACATTCGCGACGGCGCCTTGGAAATAAAACAGAACAAAACCAATAAGAAGCTGCGCATCCTGCTGGCGGGAGACCACGGTTTAAACGCCCTTGGTCAACTGATAGAGCACATCAAATCCAGACCGACCAAGATCAAGAGCTTTTCTATCATCCACAACGCCGACGGCTACCCGCTCTCCCCCGCCATGCTGCGCGGGCGCTTCGACAAGGCCCGCAAACAAGCCGCACTCTATGCGCTCAGCGAAGGCGATGCCGCGCTATCTCTCAGAATCAAAGAATTTCAGTTTAGAGACGCCCGCCCGAAAGCTGCCAGCGAGATCGATTTGGAAGCCGCCAGCAAACTGCTAGGCCACACTGACAAGAGCATCACCGAACGGGTTTATCGCCGGATCGGCGAGACGGTTAAACCGGTAAAATAGTCCGTTCGGAAGGGTAAAATCGTTTCCCCGTGCCGATTTTACAGCCATATAAAACAAGCGATTGCAGAGCATGGCAAACGGTCAGGAAGGGAAACGAAAAAAGCATAACAGCCTGAAAAACAACAACTTAAACACTGACTTGAAAACCGTTGAGGGCTTATACCCCTCCTGGGGTTCGAATCCCTAGCTCTCCGCCATTATTTTTAGTTAAGGCCTTGATAAATAATGATTTATCAAGGCCTTAATTTTTTCTACCCTTTCCATTTCAGTGTGCGTTATTTGATACAGGATCATTATCAGCCGTTTGTGGAATCCGCGGACGATTCTAGTCAAAGCTCGCAATTTTATAAACATCCCTTCAGTAAAGCCACGACATCAGCAAAATTCAATCAAGCCAAGCCTTATTTCAGTTTTTTAATTCATCGACTGGGCTCAATACGCATTTTTGCGTAG